ATTTGCTAAAAAAGGTGGTGGTCATCATTCAGCTCACGTGCATTGGAATCAACACGTTTCAGGATTCTATTTTTTAAAGTGTAGTGATAAAACATCGTATCCAGTGTTTCACGAACCGAGAACCGGGGCACGTGCTACAAAGTTAAAAATGAAAACAGATATTAAGGGCGTATTACCAGGAAGTGAACTAATTCACTTTAAACCAACTCCTGGGACTTTAATTATATTTCCAGGGTATTTAGAACATGAATATGCGGTTGATTTTGGAATCGAACCGTTTAGATTTATACATTGGAATATTCAAGCAATACCGAAAGAGATGGCTAAAGATGTCGTTTAAAAAAAACAAATACACAGTAATCAAACAAGCTGTATCAAAAGATTTGGCTAGTTTTATTGCAAACTATTTTAATATGCAAAAACAAGTTTATGACACTTGTCGTAATGCTAGATATATTTCTCCTTATGAAAATATTATAGGTCATTATGAAGATACTAATGAACAGATCCCAAATACTTACTCACAGTATTCTAACATGGCTATGGAAACTTTAATGTTAAAATGCCAACCTAAAATGGAAGAAGTAACGGGTCTTAAATTATATCCATCTTATACTTATGCGAGGATCTATAAAAAAGGCGATGAACTTAAAAGACACAAAGATAGGTTTAGTTGTGAGATATCAACTACTATGAATTTAGGTGGAGATGATTGGCCAATCTATTTAGAACCATCTGGAGAAGTAGGTAAAAAAGGTATTAAAGTAGATTTAAAACCAGGAGATATGTTAGTATATTCTGGTTGTTTATTAGAACATTGGAGAGAAAAATTTAAGGGTAAGGAATGTATTCAAGCATTTCTTCATTATAATAATCGTAAAACACCAGGTGCTAAAGATAATATGTTTGACAAACGTCCACATTTAGGACTTCCTTCTTGGTTTAAACGGTGATATAATCTTTAAATGGAGGCAGGGCACCACCACATACCCCCTGTCTCCTTTTAAGGATTATATTATATTATGTTAGGATTTGGATCATTTGCGGAATTTCCCTTCGCTACTGTAGCACCAGACACAGGCGTTATTATTAATGCTAGTGGTAATCAATTAAATATTACTATTGGTAGTGTAGGAATTATTGCATCTTCTATTATTGAAGATGTTACAGAAAATCAATTAGCTTTAGGACTAGGAACTTTAAGTATTACAGGAAATGCTAGTTTTAATGTTACAGGGTCTCAAGTATCACTAGGTCTTGGAAACTTTGTAATTACTGCAGATTCCAATGTAAATGTCACTGGAAACACATTGACGATAGCTACTGGAAATGTTACAGTAACAGGTACCGCAGTAGTAAATCCAGATGGATCTTCTTTATCATTAGATTCAAAAGAACCAGGAGTTATTACGTGGAATGATATAATACCAGGAGCAACAATGGTTTGGACACCAATAAAACCTTATTAATATGGCATCAAATTATTCATCAGATTTAACGTTAGAACTTATAACCACCGGAGAAAAAGCAGGTCTTTGGGGGACGATTACTAATACCAATTTACAAATTTTACAACAAGCAGCATCAGGATATGTAGAAGTAGCTATGGGTGGGGGATCGGATGTTACTTTAAGTTTAGCAGACGGATCAAACACAGCTAATGGTAAAAATATTTATTTAAAATTAACCGGTACTTTAACTGCTAGTGTTAATTTAATTATACCCGCAACGTCCACAGGCGGAACCGTTAATAGAGTTTATATTATAGAAGACACAACTTCTAGAACAACTACTAATTATACTTTAAATGTAAAAACAGATGGATCCTCTAATCCAGTTCCTATTCCAGAAGGAGCTAACTTAATTGTAAGGTCTGATGGAACCGATACTGCATTAGCACTTATTCAAAAAGGAATTAAAAATGTAACCTCTTCTAGTGTTACAGCGTATACAGCGATTAACGGTGATCAGATAGTAGTAGATACACAAGCAAACACAGTGGTTATCACTTTACCTGCAACCCCTACTGTCACCGATGAAGTAACTATTATGGATGGTTCTGCTGCTGGTGGTTTTGCTACCAACGCAGTTACCGTTGCAAGAAATGGTTCAAATATTAATGGTGCAGCTTCAGATTATACTTTAAATGTTAACAACCAGTGTGTTACTTTTATCTATGCTAACGCATCTAAAGGTTGGTTATTAAAATCAACTAATCAATAGGCCTAACAAATGGCTCTTTCCGAAATTAAATTTGCTCCTGGTGTTGACAAACAGGACACCTCAGTAGGTGCTACAGGTCGTTGGGTTGATTCCGATAATGTGCGATGGAGATATGGTTTACCTGAAAAAGTAGGTGGATGGCAATCCTTATTGAATCAATCTATTGTAGGAGTTGTCAGAAAACAACATGTTTTTGTGGACAATGATGGTAACCGATATGTTGCATTAGGAACAGATAAATTTTTACTTATTTATTTTGAAGGAGGTCTATATGATATTACTCCTTTAAAAACAGCTTTAACTTCAGCAACCATTGCAACCACAGATACTTCGGCAGTTTGTTCTATTACCACAGGAACTAATCATAACTTATCTATTGGAGATATTGTTTTATTAGATAGTGTAACTTTACCGGTTGGTACGGGTTATGTAGATGCTGATTTTGAAGATAAACTATTTCAAGTAACATCTATTACTAGTAATACAATATTTACCATTACACAATCTACCAACGCAACAGGAACTGTTTCAACTGGTGGAAGTTTAAGTGTGATTCCTTATGAACAAGTAGGTCCTGCGGAGCAAACATATGGATATGGTTTTGGAGTAGGTGTGTATGGATCTACCATAGGTGGAACCGGATGGGGAAATGCCGTTCCTGCATCAGAAGTAACTTTAGAACCAGGACTTTGGTCTTTAAATAATTTTGGTCAAGTATTAGTAGCAACGATTGCTAATGGAAAAACATTCACTTGGAATTCTGGAATCGCGGCTAGACTTACCACTAGAGCATCTACCAGTACTGCTGGATTTGAAACTACTCTTAATCCGGTCGCTTCACGATTAACTTTAATATCTCCTACTACTCGTCACTTAATTCATTTTGGAACAACAATTGATAACACAGATGCAACAACTCAAGACGACATGTTTATTCGTTTTTCAGATCAAGAATTTATTAATTTATATACTATCCTTCAAACCAACTCTGCCGGTAGTTTTAGGCTACAAGATGGAACTAGAATTGTAGGGGCTTTAAAAGCTAAAGAAGTTATTTTAATTTGGACGGATAATGCATTGTACACGATGAAATTTGTCGGCGCTCCTTTTGCCTTTGGGTTTGAACAAGTAGGTACGAACTGCGGATTAATTGGTAAAAATGCAGCTGTGGAAATTGATGGTATTGCCTATTGGATGAGTAACAATGGTTTCTTTGGTTTTGATGGAACGGTTAAATCCTTACCTTGTTCCGTTGAGGATTATGTATACGACGACGCAGATACAACAAAAGGACAACAAATTGCAGCAGGATTAAATAATTTATTTACAGAAGTTACTTGGTGGTATCCATCACAAGGATCTGATTTTAATAATAGATATGTAACTTACAACTATGGTCAAGCTGGTCAAAAGGTACCTATGGGTAATTGGTACACAGGAACAAATGAAAATTCTATTCGAACCGCGTGGAGCGATTCATTAATCTACCCTACTCCTTATGCAACCGCATACAACAGTTCTAACACAGGAGATTTTCCCACCGTGATCGGCGAATCGGGATTAGGTGCTTCGGTATTCTTTGAGCAAGAAACGGGGACCGATCAAGTTAATCCAGATGGTAGTACCACTATCTTAACTTCTTTTGTACAATCCTTTGATTTTGCATTACAAACGGATCAAGGAATTGGAGAATATTTTTTAGCTATGAGAAGATTTTTACCAAACTTTAAAACACTAATAGGTAACGCAGAAGTAACTATTGCTGTATCCGATTTTCCTTCTTCTCCTAAAACCGCAACTACATTAAGTCCTTTTATTATAACCCAATCTACGTTAAAAGTAGATACTAGAGCTAGGGGAAGATATGCAAATATTAAAATTGAAAATACAGGGTCTGGTGAAACCTGGAGATTTGGAACTTTTCAAACAGACTTACAACCAGACGGGAGAAGATAATGGCAAAAATTAATGTAAGAATTCCAGAACCAAGACAAGAGTACGAAGTAGATAACCAAAGACAAATTACAGGATCATTACGAATTATAACAGAACAATTAAATTCTACTTTTCTACAAGATTTAAGAGAAGCCCAAGAACGATTTACTTTTTTTATGGCTCAGGATAATTAAAAGATATGGCTAATATATATAAAAATGCAAATTACAATCTAACTACTACGGATGTGACAGATGT